CTGCAGTTGCTCCTGTAACTAAAGCTAGTTGTGTAGCATCTTCTGCGCTAATTTTCATAAGTTTGGTTAATTCACCTACACCTTGAACTAGTCCTTCTTGAAATATTATATTAGTACCGAAAAATGCTGATAGTTGATCATTAGCTTCTATTAATTCTTTAGTTAAAAGAGTAGACTCAAGAGCCATAGCGTTAAACTCTTTCTTAAGTTTAACAGCTTTTAATCTAGATACTCCAAATTGATTACCCAAACCAGTTACTTTCTTATCAACATCTAATAATGCTTTTCCAAAAGCAGCTAATAAAGTTAAAGGAAGTGCTTCTTTAAAAAACTTACCCATTTCTTCTTTTCGGGCCTTGCTAAAAGATTCATCAAATTTTTTCTTTAAATCTCTTTCTAATGCTTTACCTGTTTTTTCAGACTCTACAGCTAACTTTCTAACTTCTTCTTGAGCTTTTTTAAATGGTGTAGAAAATAATTGTTGGTATACAGGAACTTTTTTTAACAGGTCATCAAACATACTTTTGTTTTCACCTGATATTTTTTCAGCTGCTTCTAATCTTTTTTTGTCAGCCTCATATATTTCATTAGTTTCTTTTTTTATTACTTCTAAATACGCTATATCTTGTTTAGCATTTGCTAACTGTTGTTCCTGCTCTTTAGTAAGTTTTTTACCTGAGTTAACTAAATTATCTATTATTTGTTGAGCTCTAGTTTGAATAAAATTCATTTCAATCATTTTCAATCTACGTTGCTCTTCTAATTTTTGAAGATTCATCGTACCTGTAAATAATTTAGCTCTATTTTTTACTAGGTCACTTGTAAACCTAGCCATTTTATTTATATTGTTAGTAACATCTTTAATAGAAGCAGCAGCGGCTCCTCCTCCGGCGTCTAATGCATCATTTACTGCATTTGAGAAATTTTCGGCTATACTAAAGAGTGATTCCTGTATGACACCGGTTATTTCTTCTATTTCTTGTTTTCTTTTTGGATCTACTGCCATAAGTTACTTATATAATATAAATAGTAAAGGCTCCTATTTGTTAGAAGCCTTTGTCTTATAAGTTGGTTTAATATTAGGTCTTAATATTTCTTTTTTATTTTTAGTACTTTGTTGCTTATTTGCTTTATTTTTTTCTTCGAAATGTTCTTTAAGCAAATTAAAAGTATACTGTCTTAACCAAATTGGCATATTATATACTGTTTCCCAGCTATAACCGCCATTACTATGAAATACTATTTCATGTATAATTTTAAAAATATTAGGTCTATCCTCATGCCTCAGGCCAAAAAAACTGAAAGGTTATAGGTAAAACCGCGTCCTCCTCACCGCCGAGCTCATCTGTATACGTAAAAGTAAGGTCTACATCTGGAGAGTACTTAGTATACGCGTCTCTTAAAATTCTTGCATCTTTTCCTAATAACCAATTGTCAACGAAATCTCTTATTTCTGATTGACCTCTCTGTCCGTTTACACTAGTAATAGTATGTTTAAGTCTAGTTGTAACATCTCTACTTTCTATCTTATTAATCTTTTTAAGACCGTCTAATTCTTTTTGAACGGCTTTTTCATCTCCATGAGTTAATAATTTAAAAGTAATTTTATTTTTAGAATGTGGTAATTCTAGTTCAAATTCGTTTTTTCTATCTTTGTATAAGCTTTCATCTAAAGGCTTATTATCAAATGTAGATAAGTCTACTGTCTGAACTGCTCCAGCATAAGTAAACTTATATTCGTTACCATAGGAAAGTATCCTTGCAGCAACAAATAATGCATTTTTATCTCCGATTAATAATTGATTAAAGTCAACATCTTTAGTAACTATTAATGATTGTAATAGTTTATCTAGTACAATACCTTGAGTAATATAGTTCTGGTTAGTAAGAATATCTTCTTCTCTTGCAGTCATATACTTCATCTCAATTGTACCACTAGCTAAAGGGGAATCTTCTGGATATAAGACTCCTTTTGACGGTAATTCAATAGTTTCGGTAGGTAATTTAAATTTTGATTCCATAAATTTTATTAATTAAAACCGGTTTATATATAAATATAATAAAATAAATTTTTATATACAACAAAAAACCCGGAAAAGTTCCGGGTTAATTTTTTATATGTGTGCCTGCACTTAGTAGTTTAAGACACAGTAGTCCATGGCAACTGTAATAGAAACATCTACTACCTCGTCTACTGACCAATCATATTGACCAAAATCTCCGTTAGTTAAAAATGCTCCTTTGATGATCCATTCTCCAACAATGTCACCTACAGGTCCTAAAACATTTAAAGTTAACTCTTTTTTGTAAAAATCTGAGTATCCTGCTCTTCCTGTTACAGACTCGTAAGATAATCTTGCCCAATCCATCACTTGTTGTGCTCCTGATGGTGTAATTGGATCATATAGTGTCATAGTTATATCTTCCCATTCTCTCTTTCCTCTAATTTTTCTATATGAGTTAATGTGATCTAATTTTATCGTATTATCAGTAAATGTTGGAGCTTTTACATTTTTTACTAAGTATCCCTCAATTCCATCTATAGATAATAGAAATCTGTTCTGAACCTTTGGTTCAAAAGGTGTGAACATTATTTCAGAATTTTGTATTATTGCCATTGTCTAATTATTTATTATAAATATCTATATTAAAAATTTACGATCCAAAAGTTGCTCCAGTTGGTTCTACTACGAAATCAAGAACTATAAATTCTGCTGTTCTAGCTGGCTGTATAAATATCTGACCAACTAACTGATTTCTATCGATAACATCTGCAGTGTTGTTAGTATCGTCCATTACCACTCTGAAAGCAAATAGTCCTTGTCTTTGTACTACTGATTCTAAGAATGGATTTACTGATGCTAAGAAGTTATTTCTTGTAGCTATTGTATTTTGTTCAAATACTAAATTATTAGCTTGATTTCCAATAAACTCTTTAAGTTCTATTAATAATCTTCTAACATTTACTCTATCTAAAGCAGAAGCTTTCTTCTGTAATGTTTTTTGTCCGTAGACAACTGGTCCAGATACGCTAGGGAAACTAGCTATTGGGTTAACATTACCAGCATATAAATCATCTCTCTGTGTACGAGATAATTTTCTTTCTGCTTGTATTACATTTAATCCACCTCTTACTAGACCTGCTGGTGCAAACCAAGGAGCTGTTGAATTATCTGTGAATGCATATACACCTGGTACATGAACTGAAGCAGGTACCCATACGTTCTTACCTTCAGCTGCGCTTTGTTGTAACCAAGGCCAGTATGAAGCTGCGTAAGATGAATTAAGACTTTGTGCTTGTGTAGTTACTGCTGCAACGTTTGCTGCACCGTATCCTACTAAATCAATTACTGCGATAGCATCTCCTCTAGTTTTAGCTAAGCTATCTAGACTATTTAATGGAGTGCTATGACCAGTTAAACCATAAGCTAAACCTGGTGCGGAAATAATGTTAAATTTATAATCATCTTTATTTCCTAATAAAGTAATTACGTTAGTATAATCACCTACTGCTAATCCTTGTGTAGATCCTGCAATATTATTATATAAGTTAAGTGAACCAGAAGCTACCTTAGTTCCTGTACCACCGTGGAATGAACCACTACTTGCTATTGGTAAAGAACCTGAGAAGTTTCTTCCTTCACTATCTAAGTTAATTGTAGTTCCGTCTGGCTTTAAGTAATTAAATGTTTTTCTGTTTACGGCAGAAACATAAACATATGAAGATTTATTTACATAATTACCAGTAGTTATAACTCTATCACTAGTACCTGAGATGTCTCTGTTTTGATTTCCAATCAACTGCTCAATGTAGTTAGTAGAGTTAGGATCTAAACTTACGTTATTAAAAGTTTCTAAAATAACTTTTTCGTTTTTATTATCGTCTCCTCTTCTTATAGAAAGACTAAAAGTTCCTTTTGCGTTATTAATGTTTGATATTTCCCATCTAAGGTTATCTTGAGAACCTGATGCTAAAGATCCGTCTGATAGTTCATAAGAACTACCTGATCCATAAGGTTTACCATTTACATTATTATTATATATTGTACCTTTACCGTGTGTTTTAAGTACAAATGGAGCACTACCTGTACCATAGTCTGCAAAACTTGAAGACATATGAGTTGATTGAGCTCTTGCGTAACCAGATGCTGTATTTACTACTCTAGTTACTAATACTGAATTACCCCCTTGATCAAAATATGATTTTACAGCCATAGATGTAAAGTACTCATCTCTACTGCTCGTTCCATTATCAAATACATCACCAAAAAGTCTTTGGTATGACCCGTATGAAGTTACTACTGTAGGATCTTCTACAGGACCTTTTACTGTTGGTCCAATAATAGCTGCACCTACTGATACAGGAGCGGGATTGATAAATGAAATATCATTCTCTCTTTGAAATACACCTGGGGAGACTATTGCTTCTGCCATGTTAAATTAGTTTATATTACGTCTATTATAAATATATAAGGAAAATCTAAAACCAGTCATTAATGAATGGTTCTTAATTACGTATATAAATATCGAAAAAATAAGTGAAATAAAATTACTTGGAAGATTTTTTAGGAATAAATTCCCATTTATCGTAATCTATACGTCCATCGCCGTATACTTGTTTCATTTTTTGACCTAAAGCTGTCTCTATACTTACTAAATTTTCATGAAAGATTTCAATATTTTTCTCTCTTTTTTTAATATTTAGTTTAAGTATACCTATATTAACTAATTCTTCTTTTAACAATAACTGTTTATTTTGAATTTCTTGTAACGCATTAACGTCTTCAGGAAGGATTTTTACTGGTTTTGCCATTGTATGTTATTTGGTAATTTTAATTCTGTATTCTGTATTAATTTTACCCCTTTATTTTCTATAAAATTTTTCCAAAATATGCTACCTTCATACCTATCATTAAACTCAAATTGAAGTCTTTTATCTAATTCAATCATATATGAATCTAGCTCTTTATATAATATATGAAAAACTTTCTTAAATGCCAACGGATATCCAAAAAATAATCTTTCATCCATTGTCTCATGATAAATACTACCATAAAAACATTCTGAGGGTGAAATATTTTTTAAAAGAGGATAGGATTGAAGATAAGCTTGATTATAATATTCTTTTAAATTACTACCGTATATAATAGTATCAGTATCAAGATTAGGCTTAAACTTTACAATTAATTCATAACTATCTATATCCTTAATTGAGTTTACAGATTGCCAAGTAGAATAAAAATAACTAAATAATTTTTTTTCATATAAAGGATCCTCAATATTTACAAATAATTTTCTACAGAATTTTTTATATCTATTTAATTTATGAATCCACCTTTCGTTATCATTACCTTTCCACGAATGAACGTACACATCCGTACTATCATCTAAAAAAGGTATAATATTATCAGATAAATTATGTAAGTACCCTGAGATTATTATTGCTTTAGACATAACTCATGATATAATCACTGCAAACACCTAAATAGTCTTTTACATCTTCTTTAGACATCTTCATATTTTGTTCAGGTAATACCGTTATAGCATTATCACATATAACTCCAGGATAAGCCCATAAGTACCCTTTAGAAGTTAAAGTAACTTTATCTTCTTGATGCCAAAAGTAGTTTAAATATACACCATTTCTATCTATTTCTACTAATTTATTAATAGCATCTATATTTTTACAGTGTATCCATAAGCTTCTATGGTGACTTACAAACCATTCGAAAGGAATATCATATTCAGGTTCATCATGACCTAAGTAAAATTTATTTTTTATAAACCAAAAATCTACTTCTACCTGAAAGCCTGTTCTTATTGCATTAGTTATATAA